CCCGTCGTAAGGGGAACCCCCCAGATAATTCCGCCAGCGGTTCTGGGGTTAAGCGGTGCGGAGCGTGCCACCAGGCACGTCTCCGAACCATGCAGGTGGTCCATAATGGCCTCCAGTTGCTTCGGGTTCGATACGGTCTTCCGTATTGCGAACTTCCGGACTGTGAGGTCTCTGAACTCAACCGCTTGCTCTCTTTTCTTTTGCTACAGGGGAAGGAGCGTCCCTCTGTAGTGTTCCCCCGGCGCCAGGTCGGGAGAACGTCAATTGACGGTCTCTGCAAACTTCAGAGACTGGATCGTCGAAGCCGTTGGGAGCTTGCTCACTCAATGGCGTCAATAAAACGCAACCTGCCCGCGGGTTGTCGACGATGCACTCCGTCCAAGCAGTCTTCGTGGGTAAAGACTGCTTGCTCTCAACCCCCCCCTCCATCCGATGCTTATCGCAACTTCGTCCGAAGAGAAGTTGCCAGCATCTTCTCGCCAGGTTGGGATCAGGCGTATGGTCAGTTTGTGCTGAACCATTTGCCTAACCCGACCGCCCGTATGAAGCATCTCTCACGCGGAGATCTCCTATGGGTTGGTAGGCGAGATGAGTTCCTTACCGCGGCCTCGACGGGAGCTGGAGTTGCTCCTGTTCTTGAGGCTCGGTACAAAGAAGTGCTTTCCGCAGGGAAAGTTCGACCGCTTCTCATCTATGATGAGAATGTCGACCTTCTAGCGCCTTTGCACAAGTTACTTTACGCTCATCTGAGGCGTCAAGATTGGCTTCTTTGCGGTCCACCGACCGAGGAACGGATGGCATCTGTCTGTGTTGGCGAATACCAGACCTCTGTAGATCTGGTTGCCGCCACTGATGGTTTGTTCCACTGCGTTGCAGAGGACATCCTCAGTGAGGTTTTTCGAACCTCAACACAGGTGCCGTCGGCCATTCGCCATTTGGCGGTGGCCTCCCTAAGTCCGATCTTTCGAGATCAGGCTGGGGTGCACAGGCGTGTGCGGCACGGACAGATGATGGGGGCCTACCTCTCTTTTCCTCTCCTTTGTCTGCAGTCTTACTGCGCTGCCCGTTGGGCGGCGCAGTTTGACCCAGATGCGCGGTTCCTGGTCAACGGGGATGACTGTGTCATCTCCGCTTCCAGGGGGATCACTGTGCAGGACTATCCTTCGTGGATGCGGCTCAACAGTGATAAAACGATAATCGCGCGGAATGTGGTCGAAATCAACTCGACCGCATTCCTTTGGAGGGGACGTAAATGGCGCGAAGTACGTCATTTACGGAGAGGTGGGGCTTTGTCTACTGATTACCAGGGGATGCTTCACATGGCCTCGGCCGTGTTGAAGTCGGGTCCCGCGTGGGTGGACGCGTACCAGCGCGCCCGAATCGGTAGACGATGGGGTTTTCTTCCCTCACAGCTAGGTCATTCGACCTATGCCGCTCATCTTCGTGAGCGACAGATGGCAAAACGGGGGCGTGCTTTTACGCCTCTCCCAAGTCCTGAGGACTCTGTG